CGAGAACCATGCATCCGCAACTGCATCTGTTCTTGCACATAATCCTGCCATATCTCCGTTTAGTGGAATCCATCGATAAGTGTCATTGTACTTATCGTATGTGTATTTGTATCCACTATCGAACATACCATAGGATGTTGATGTCATTGCATCAAAGAACGCTTTAACATTTGAGGTTTGTGTTACTTCGTTTGCAACATTAACAACATCTGAAAGTTCTGGTGATACAAATGCGACTGCATCTTTTCTGTCAGTACACATATCCAAAGCATTTCCTGCTTTAGTTGAATCTGCTTTACCACAAATGAATAAGTTTAAATCAACTGTTTCTGTATCTTTGAATCGGTCAATTCCATCCTTAATTTCTCCTGCGGTTAATCCATAATCATCTACACCACTAGTAAGTGATACTGAAGTGATTACCTCTGAAGCTGCAGAGTATAATGTAACACCTTGTGTAGCTACATTATTACCATATCCAGTAAGTACCGCAGGATGATCCATCCAATATATGAAAGATGAACTATTATAAAGAACATCTGCATAGTAATTAGCTGCACCTTCATTTGTTCGTGCATCAGATACTTTTGATACACCAGAATATTTTTCTAGAATCTCGCCTGGAGTTCCAGAAATACCACCATCTTCATCTATGATAATGATGTGCATTTCATCAGCGGTGGAAACACCTGAACGATCTTGTACCCATGTTGATGTGCCAGGAGCACCATCAAACTGATCGTAATATTCCCATCGTCTGCGAACATTTGTAAAATCTGCAATAATGGATCTTAATCCACCCGCAGTATTTGCAGTACCATATCTTTCAATGGTTAAAGTATCAGTACTAATTCCTGTTACTTTATATTCAGAACCATCGGCTTCAAAGAAATGAACAATATCTCCGACATTGTATTTTGCACCACCAACTCCAGCAGATCCACCAGCAGTATCGATTACTACTGTGGTATCTCCTACAGCTCCGGCTGTTTCTACAACACCTAGAGTATCTTCATTTCCTGAGAATGTTTGCTCAAACTCAGCTGCACTTGGACACATAGCAATCTTTAGATTGTTACCCCAAGCACCAGCAGTCCTTGCTGCCCATTGTCCTACGGAAGCTGCCCCACCACTATATGGGCCAGTATTTCCATCACCATCTTTCCAATGGTTATTATTCTTAATCAAAATTGCAGTACCAGAAGTGCAAGCATTTACAGCTGCACTTGCGGGTCTTACGACTCGTAGTGCATTGCCATATCCAAGAAATGAAGCTGCAGACATCCAATCTTCAAATTGATTACTAGATGACTGTGGTTCACCAAAAATTTGAACCAATTCTTCCTCAGATGCGATTGCGGTTATAGAATCTGTAGGCCCCTTTTCTGCGGCCATTACTATTCCAGCAATCGATGTTGCAACAGCGGGGACTACATTTGTTAAGTCCTTTTCTGTTACCTGTACGCCAGGTGAAACTTGAAACGCCATTCCAATCTCCTTTAAATAGAAATGTTATTGAAAGTATTTATAAAGATGGGGTTTTTCATTATACTTTTTGATGTTATAAATAATTTTATGACTCATTATGAAAAATACAAAGATGTAATTAAGGAAGGAGTTAGAAAGGCTCGTAGAAAACGTGATATATGGATTAACGAATACCTTGCCGAGAAGGTATGTACATATTGTGGGGAAGCAGAAACGTGTACACTGGCATTCTACCCTGACAACAAAGAGATCCGAATCATTTCAAGATCGAAAGGACTCAGAGAAAAACTTCGATTACCGATTTTGGAACGGATACAAAAGAATAAGATTGTATGTATGAATTGTTTTTTAAAATTAAAGAATGATATTCAGTTATCACCAATCCTCTAGGTATTCTCTATTGGAAGTTACAACTGGATTCCAGACCGAACCATATTCATCAATATTTTCTCCAATCTTCTCTCCATGTTCATCGGTAACTCCATCTAACACAAATCCAAATGGGGCCATGTCTTGGTCTACCAAATCTTCTTTATCCTTCCAAAGTTGCCTACGAATATCTAAGTTTGTTAATTCCTTAAAATAAGTCTGGTCTGTCAACCATGCAAACAGTACTAAACACATAACTAGGTCATCAGAGTTACCATCAGAACCCTCATAGGTCTGCCCCTTGACAACAAAAGAAGATAGTTCTACGATAGTATCAAAGTCGCATACTAAAATTTTATCATCTTCCATAAGAGTTTTCAGATTAGAACATCCCACCTTTTTAAGAGATTTGGTTGTCCTTACACCTAATTGAGCTTTCTTTCCTGAGAAACCACCCCCTGCAATTTGACCATTTCTACCATGCATTGTAGTCATAATGAGATTATCATACTCCATATCAAACTGCATTGCATCTGCAATCTGAGCTCCTATGTCATTAATCTCAATCATAACGTATGCAAGGTTATATGCCTTAGCAACCTTATGGATTATTAATGGAAATTGCATTGGTTTGATCTCATTATCTCTAAATACTGCAACTTGTTTATAAGGAAGTTCTGATACATCCATTACAACAAATGCAGAGTAATCACTACTAATACCCCTAGAAACATCGACAGTCATTACATATGCAGCTTCAGGATGTGGTTTTTCATATACCCTTAACCCCGCATTGGTTGTGAGTGGTGTGGTATGAGATAATGCACCTAACTTTTGACCATGTATTAAAGTATTTGCAGATCCTAAGAAGGAACAATCAAACTCTGTCTGAAACTGTTCTTCACCAATATTCTTGATAGTTTCCTCTTGCCAAGCCTTATCCCTACCCGGCACCTCACTCCAATGTACCTCTATGGGAATGTAAGTGTTATTCCCATTCTCTGCATCGTTCCACATCTTGTAAAACATATTCATGCCGTTTGGAGTACTCACCATCATCACTTTAGATTCTTTACCAGAGGAAATTGTAGGATATACAGAACTTAGGAATTGAGCTGCAATGTTATTAGGAACGTATGCAAACTCATCTAGGAAGATTATGTTGTAAGAACCTCCTCGAACCGCAGAGGCAGAAGTTGAACTAGCAAGAATCTTTGAGCCATTTTCTAGTTCCAAAGACCCTTTGTTCCATGTCATTACTCCTTGTTGTAACCAATCTGGAAGGTGTTCGTATGCAAGTTGGAGCCTACCAAGTAAATCTCTTGCAGTAACAGCTTTGTTTGCAAGGATTGCAACATTGACTGTTTCGTTGAAAAGTGCATAGTGTAACAGATATGCAATAATTGTGGTGGATTTTCCTGACTGTCTTGGAAGTTTGCAGATGGTAAATCTCTCCGTATGGAAAGTCCACATCATCTGGCGTTGGAATTCATAGAGCTTAAAAGGTATCAAACCCTCATCTAGGCTCACTATTTTTATGTAATTCTCTGTGAAGTAAACAGGATCTTCTAAACACTTAGTGTATTCCTTTACCTTTTCTTCAGTCCATTCAATCTGGACATTGGCCCGTTTTAGATTCGGGTTATCACGATATACATCAGGCATTACTTTTTATTCTTTATCAGTTGTTGTAATTCTTTTGTAGAACCAACGAATAGAGAATTATTAGTAGTTACATTTTGAGGTTGGTCAGTCTCCCTGAGTTTCTTTTTTGTGGTTTGGAGATTGACCAATTTCTCTACGTTGTCCGCATTGGTCTTTAAGAGTTGTCCAGCAACTTCGTAGGCTCGAGGATGTTCTGTTTCTTGAGCAACTTGCATAATACCATCAAGTGCATCTTGTCCACGTTCAACTATATGGTAAAGATTCTCTCTACTATATTTGAAGTCATCCTCATCAACATCTTCAGTTTGAGGTCTAGGGATAACAGTAACAGTTTGGGTTTTGGTGGGGACAACTGCCTTATCCGCAATCCCTAGTAGTTCGTTGATTTTTTCCATTACTCATCACTTCCTGTCTCTGTATTAAATGTCTTTGCATCTTCAAAGAACGATGAAGCTTCGTTAAATCCAAAATCATCATCAAGTCCAGCAGTTGCAGGGGATGGTGTAACAGTAACACGTTGTTCACGTTTAGGTGCAGCTGATGCTGAATCCGTATACTGATCTACTTGTACTTTCGTTGTAACCTGACCAGTACTGACAGGCCCGTACAAGTAACATTTTGCAGTAAAAGACATTGTGTAGATTAGAGCTCGTCTGTCTCCAAAATCACCTTCGTAGTTGTCCTCATAATTAACACCAGTTAATATGATGGGAACATCTCTCTTACTACTCATTTGTACAATATCGTTGATAGTGATCGTGTAGTCAGGTTGAAAATATGGTAGAATCTGTTCTACTATTTGCAACGCATCATCACTATTCTTTGACATAGCATATAATTCAAAGTCAATATTGTAAGGAACAGGCATATACTGAGTATCTACCTTGTTACCAGCAGAACCAGCCTTCTTTACCTTCTGGACTTTATTCAATTTTCTTGCAGGATCATATGCAATCTGTCCTATTTCAAAACCAATTCTTGGTAATGTGATTGCAACTGATTTGTTTAGGTTAGGATCTTCTGTCAATCTAGCTAGAAACTTCTGTTTTGCTCCGTAAGCAAGTGGAACTTTCATAGATTGTATTACATTACCAGAACTATCTTTTCTAGTAATGTGAATGTCGTTAAAAAGTGTACCAAATCCTACGACACACTTTCTCATAGTTTCGTGATAAAAAGTACTTCCAAGCATTATTATACCTCACCAAATGGGTTCATTTCAGAAAAATCAAGTATGGAATCACCTTGAGTTTCAAACCAATCAGAGTCAGAAGAAGTGTCTAAAGTACTTACACTATAAGCTTCACTTACAATCCAATCTCCATCTTCGGTTATTAAATAATTAGTTCCTGAATCAGTTCCAGCTTCTAATATAATTTGATATGCAAGTGCATCTAGAGACTCATCGGTTTCGATTGAGTCTATTGCATCTAGACCAGTTGCCATATCTTCATGACTGTATTCAAAAGTACGACATCGCATTTTGTATACTGGTAAGTTCTGTAACTGATAAAATGGATCATCATGGTCTACAAAACTTATTTCAAATAATTTCTTTCCGTCTGGAAAGTAAATCAAATCACCCTCATTCGGGCGTGTACTAACAATTAAATTTGCATCTAAAGATATTAATTGTTCAAATCTTCTCTTAGAAACTACAAACGTAGCTTCATCCTGCATATCAATACCGAATCTGGTCATCATTTCTTTCTGACCTTCGTAACCTTCTAAGTTATCAAGATACATCTCTATGATATATGCATCATTGAAAGAACTT